TCTGCATGTAAAATAGAGTATTTTCATGGTCACCGCCCCAGTTATGCTTCTCTACATGTGGCACTAATAGTTCGGCATCCTTTGGTATGCTCTGTTCTATCGTTGAGTTGAACATCCATCTTGGTAACTCTATTTCTAGATCAGCATTTACCTTATTAGCAAAGTTTTTCCAATGTTCTCTTATCTCTGGGATATGATTACTCGCTCGCTCGAGACCAAACCTCTTAAATGGTATGTCAAGTCTGGGTTTTAGAATTACGCTCTTTGCGCTTTCTACCTTATCTAATCCCTTTTGATTGAATTCTGTTTTCTTAGCAACGTATGTTGGGTTGTCAAACTTTCTTGGACCTTTACCAGTCCATATTGCAGTTCCTTCTACAAAATCCCAGTCCATAAACTCGTTATCGAAACAAGTTATAAGCTCGCTTGGCACCTGATCAAACACGTGCGATAGCGCCATTTGATCAACAAACCACTCGAGTGAAGCTGTATTCAGTACGGTAGATATACTCTCAGCGATGTTCTTTACTTCATCTGTCATGTAAACTGCGCCAGCCGCAACTTTCATTCCTGGATGATCTTCGTTCGGTCTTGGGAAGTACCCGCATGGCGTTTCCGGAAACTCGAAGCTCTTCATGACAAGGCAATCAATATCTAACGTCAGAATCTTAGTGGCGCTTGGTAATAGATTTGGCAGGACATGAAACCGCAAACAAGCATAAAATGCACGTTTAATTTGTTCGGGTAATTCTGATAGATTAGCATCATCAAATGTGTAAGTGACCTTATTGTCACAGCAGGAATTCAAAATACCGCAATGAGAAAAAACTTCAGGAGTAGGATTGGTAATATGTATATGCGTATCAAACCCTGCCTCACTAGAAGAGACTGCAAAGGGCAACGCATGATCTATAAAATAATCACTATCACACGCAGCATAAATTACTGGACTTGTTGGCAACTCGCCATATATTTGTGTCATACTATTTTCCTATAATACCATATTTAACATTACGATTAACTGCATAATCATCTATATTATAACCGTTTTGCTTTGCCATGTCAACGTATAACCAAAATAATTCAACAAGATCGGCATGAGGATGATCTTGGGGGTCTCCCGTGAACCAAGCTGGCTTCCATGGCTGAGTCGGCATATGGGTATAGTGTAATTGCTTAAATGGAAATACGTCTCTATCATGGCTATTCCATGCTGGGTCTAAAACGCCAACTGTTCCGTTTTGTATAAAATTATTGATGAATTGGTGGTGGGCTGTTGGTTCATGACGCCATTCTTCTTTTAATGGCATCTTATCTTTAAACTTGGCACAGTCAAATAGCATTACGCAGAACTCTTTACCGCCAAACCTTTTGCCGTCTCTGGCTAGAATCCAACTGTCGTCCATATCCATATCAAACAACTCGCCGATGTCATGGAAGTTTAGCATATCAACATCAGTGTAAATCGCTCGACCTTCAAAATTACAGTACTCGGGAATTGCCCATCGAAACCCTGAGAATGGAGTTGACCAATTCTTATCAACGAATCCATGCCAAAAACAATGCGGATCATTAGTCTGGCGCATCCAAACTATCTCTAAGTCGCGATCAGTTTCTTTCCTTAGAGAATACTCATAAGCCATCTCTATAAGTGCATCTTCACCATTAGATGATGTTCCTACAAAAATCTTCACTTTATCCTTACTCATAATTATTCCTCAACTATAACAGCAGCCTGTTGGAACCAAGATCTGCATATTGGCGAAACTTTTCTATTATATGTTTCTAGCCATTCATTTAACGCTTTCCATTCATGTTTCTTCCAAGTAGTATAGTGTGCGTATGAAACTGGAGCAACCTCATTAAACTCATGCCTCCAATCGCACAATTCGTCAAATACGATAATAGTTCCAGGGATTATCCGATCGTTCATAAGATCAAAAATCGTCTTGGCTGATGAGTATATGTCGGAATCCACATGTATCAATGCTGCGTTTTGTTTATTTTCTTCTAAGAACTTTGGAAGAGTATCGTCAAACCAACCAATGTGTAAGTCTACATTATCAGCAACTTCAGGGATATTGCCGTTTACATCAAATTTTTCTTTTGGGCAGAACTTTCCTCCCAAATCCCAATCTTCTGGTAATCCGACGAAAGAGTCAAACCCATCAAAAGTTAGATCAGTTCTCTGATTTGCCAAGCAATTGATGGTTTTTCCAGAATAAACGCCAAACTCTAAATTCAAACCGCCACTAGGAATCATTGGAGAAATGTGTTCTAAAACTGTTAGTCTGGGATCACCGTCAAAATAATCAAACTTCTTAATATCTTTAAATTGTTCTATCTTCATATTCATAATATTCTTCTTTCATCTTGCCCAAATGTTTAGCGTGGATTTTACACCCGATAAACTCATTATAATAGTCATCACGTAACAGAACATCATGGTCAAACTGCGCTTTCGTTTCAAAGTAAGAGCATTCGCCCTTAGTACGGCAGAGCCGTAGTATCTCACGTTTAAATGGAACGCCTTGCTCAACAAGTGTCTTGACCTGTTCACTAGAACCAAAATACTTTTGCCAATCTGACTGTACTTTAGTTTTAACTCTACGCTTGCGTGTTTTGGTGATGGGTAATGTTTTTGGTCGCCAGAAGAACTTCTTACCGATATAACCAACCCCATTGGTGAGGTCAGTTACACGGTAAACGAACCCAACATATTCTTTGAGTTCGTCTTCTGTTAAATCGAAGGGTCTGTGGTTGTAATTCCATGGAATGTCATGTGGTGTAGCCATAATAAAACCTTTATGTTAGTCAACATCAAAATCTAGTTCGTCTAGATCATCCTCATCAAGGTATTTATCTAATTCGTCAGCATCCTCTTCAAGGTTGTCGACATCAACTCCAGCACCACAATATGGGCAATATATTGGCAGCTCCTCAACAGAGTCTGCCTCTACTCTTTGAACTATAGTATATTCCGAACCACAGTCATCACAAATTAGTTCGTATGTTATTTCGTCCATTAGATTTCCTTTAGGCATATGCTTCTTCCCAACCACCTTTTAGTCCAGCAACTTCGTATTCAGTAACCCGATTCTCGAAGAAGTTGGTGTGGTCGGCACCATTAAGTACCCATTCCAGCCATGGTAATGGATTCTCTTTTACTTTAAAGTTTGTTTTCAATCCAAGTTGTAACAAACGTCTATCGGTTATATATCTGATATACTGTTTCACTTCCGAGGCTTCCATACCCTCAACAGCACCCATCTTATACGCAAGGTCAACAAACTTATCTTCCAGCTTAACAGCTTGTCTCGCTATCTCATATATATCTTTCTTGAATTCTTCATCCACAATCCTGGGATGCTCTGCGCAATATGCTTTAAATAATTTTGAGTTGCCTTCAACGTGAATAGACTCGTCTCGAATTGACCACTCTACAACCTTACCCATACCTTTCATCTTACCGAAACGCTGGAAGTTGAGCAGCATAACGAATGATGCGAATAATGCCACCCCCTCGTTGAATACTGACTTAGCCACCGATAACCCTAGACCTCGAACTGTAGAAGTATCAGCTTCCATCATAAAGTCAATCTTATCAGCCATCTCAGTGTACTCAAGGAACGCATGATATTCAGCATCAGATAACCCTAGAGTTTCATTAAGTAGCGCATACGCACGTTGGTGAATACCCTCACGCCCTGCGAACGAACCAAGCATATTACGCACTTCATTGTTCTTGAACTTGGGAATGAACTGGTCATAATAGTTTTGACCAACAGCAACGTCAGACTGAGTGAACAAGCGTAGGATATTGGTAACATATTCTTTCTCTACGGGAGTCATTTTACCCATCTTCCAATCAGTCACATCTTCTGACAGGTCAATCTCATCTTCAATCCAGTGCGCTTTTTCGTGACGAGTAGTAATGTCTACAGCCCAAGGATAATGGAATGGTTTATATGTCTCTGAAAACTGTAGTAACCCACCCTCTTTCTTGACATATGTATCAGCGACTTTCATAAAGTCATCATATGTACCGATTAACTTCTCATCGATGAATATCTGCGGAACAGACCTTGCGCCTGGAATCTTTTGATAGAATGCCATACGCTGTTCTTCATCATCAAGATTAATCTCGGTATATGTGTACCCATGAGATTTGAACCAAAACTTGGCTTTCTCGCAAAATGGGCAGTTACTTTTGCTATATATTGTTACGTCCAATGCTCTCTCCTAGTTATTATGTTCGCCAAACACTGTTGGCGCTTTTATTTGTGCTTGTTCCATATGATAATCACCTGGATAGTGCTTCAGGCAACGGTATGCTTCTTTCCTTACTGCCGAAGGAACTCGTGGAGTTTTCTTTGGGTCCAACAAGTCCCTCAAAAAGGATTGTGTATTTTTGATTGCCCATGTTCGTTCGGTTGGAAGAGTCATCCTTGGCAGCTCACACAGTCTTCTTGGGTATCAGCAGTGTCGCTGAATTCAGCCAATCTGTCACGTGCAACTTTAGACGCAACGTTCTCGGCTTTGTTAGATGTTTCTGTTCTTAAATAATATAAACCTTTAGTGCCATATTTCCAAGCATTGAAGTGTACCTTATGGAGATACGCTTTAGTCGCTCCTGCTGGGAAAAAGATATTTAGCGACTGACCTTGACATAGATATTCCTGCCGATCACCGCCTTGCTTAACGATTATATCCTGATCCATCTCGATGGCTGTTTTAAACACTGACTTAATATGATCTGACAAGAAGTCAAGATGCATTACTGAGCCTCCATTGGTAATAATAGACGACCAAATCTCACTATTATTTTTACCAGCTCGTTCAAGTTCTTGCTCGAGATACTTGTTCTTGGTCAGGTGCGAACCAGCACGTGTACGAGAAGTAAATGCGTTTGCTTTCCATGGCTCAATTGACGGTGACGTTCCACCGATTAATGAACTATTAGCATTTGGGGCGATAGCCAACAGATGAGCATTTCTTCGACCTGTACCTGCCATATCTGGAGCCTCACCTTTCTCGCTAGCAATGTTAATCGACTCAGCTATAGCTTTATCTTGGATATCCTTAAAGATTACCTTGTTCAGCTCCCCTGCATATTCAGATTCAAATGCAACTCTGTGTTTCTGCAAGTAACTGTGATAGCCCATTGCCCCGAGACCGAGACTCCGCTCCTGCATTGCAGAGTATCTTGCTCTTGAGATTTCATCACCTGCGTGGTCGATAAAGAACTGCAAGACGTTATCCAAGAAACGGATAAGATCAGCAACAATCGTTGAATCTTTCCACTCATCATATCTCTCCAAGTTTAGTGAAGATAAGCAGCAAACAGCACTGCGGTCTTCATTAGTGGCTAGGTGTATTTCGTTACACAAATTAGACCCATTAATCTTAAGACCTAAATCCTTTTGCGCCTGAGGCAATGCTCTGTTCGCAGTATCAATAAAGTTTAGGTATGGCTCGCCAGTACGGTATCGAGTCTCTAGGATTAACTCCCATAACTTACGTGCTCTAGTAGTTTCTCTGACCTCTGACTTATTAGGGTCTTTCAAATCCCAGTCAGCGTTATCTCGCACAGCTTCCATAAACTCGTCAGTCAAGTTGACCGCATGGTGTAGGTTTAAACACTTACGATTCACATCACCTGTAGGGATGCGCATATTCAGGAACTCAACAATATCAGGATGAGAGATATCCATATATGATGCATATGAACCTTTGCGGGTTTTGCCCTGACGATACGCAGTCATATCGCTGTCTACAGTGTGTAGAAATGGCATCGGTCCAGGAGCAACGTCAGATACTGACCGAACATCAGACCAATGACCGCCAACTCCACCACCCTTAACTGATAACCAACGTAACTCTGCGCTGTGATCAATCAGACCTTCTAGCGTATCGGGAACATATGTAAGGAAGCAAGAAATAGGCAATGCTTTTACCTTTTCGCCAGCTAGTGGTGCATTAGATAGTACTGGTGACGAAAACATAAACCAACCTTTTGACGCACCATCATAAATGCGTTGGGCAAGTTCCTTATCACCGTAACAGTAAGCTACAGCTGCTCGAGCAAATGCTTCTTGGGGGGACTTTTCATCATCACGACAATAATAATCTTTGAGGAGTTTGACAGCTTGTTCTGTCATAACTTCATCTCTATTGTAATCTATTCGCACACCGAGGTGCTTGCTTGGCAGACCGAGCATATATTTCGCCTTTTAAATTTTAGTTAGTTCTACGAGTATAAGAGAAAACTTATACCCTCCTCCATTCTGTAAGTTTAGCTTTTGCGGCTAATCCTTGAAACGTGTTATTACTTATAATATCCGAAACTTGCTCGACGCTCAAACCAGACATTATCATATCATTTATATCTTTTTCATTAGAACTATTTGGAAATATTACAACCGAATGGTTCTTATCAATAGTTTTATCAATCCGACGAACTATCTCAACACTTCTCGGCTCATTGTCGTAAACGAAGATATAGTCGGCTGACATCTTGTCAAGACCACTCACATCTGCCCCAGCCATCGCAATTGCGTTATTTATGAACATGCTATCAATTGGACCTTCGACAACATAGACTGGCTGAGTAAGATCCACGGAGTCCAAGCCAAATATCTTGGGCGAATCTTCGTCGATCATAATAGTTATATACTTCAGGTCGGACTTGCCCAGCGCCCTACCCTGAAATCCTATTAGGTTCTCGTTCTTATCAATAAATGGTATGATAATTCTAGCTTCATCAAACTCATTCTCAGGAAACTTTCCTGGCACGCACTGATTAACAAACTCATAAAACTTTGGTGCGTAGAATAATTTATAATGATAGTTTGTTGGGATTCTTCGTGAAAGGACATATCTTTTCGCTTTATGCGTTGGCGTTAGTTGAGATATCTTCTTTAACTTGCCGAGCGGTGTCTTCAGATAGTTCGCTTTCTTTTTGAATCGAAACTCAGTCTTAGTTTTAGCAGGCGCATTATTAGCGATCTTGCGACCACCATCCTTAAACTTCTCCATAGTGTATTCTTTATGAAGATTGGGATTGACGTGCTTGATTAGGTTATTAAGGGAGGCTCCCTGCCCGCAGTTATGACACTTGAATATGTAGCTGGCTTCCTTGAGGAATACATATCCCCTCGCTTTAGTCTCATTGGTTTGAGAATCACCGCAATAAGGGCATCGGAAGTTCCATAAGGTGTCATTCTTGCGCTTGAACTGTTGAAGTTGCGCAGAAAGGAGATTTAGATATTTGCTTTCAAGATAATTACTCATGTATTCATTATATACTAAAAATGCTCAAATGTAAAGACTTATTTTACCCCATCATTTCCTTAAACATTGGCCACAGATATGCCAGAACTATTACGCCACCTGCTGCTTGCCACTTCCATTGCTCGAGCTTACGAACACGGTCAGACATTTCATTAGCATGCTCACGTTGTTCTTCTTTCATCTCACGGATTTCAGTCATGATTTCCTTATGAGATTCAGAGATTTCTTTATGCAGTTCGTCACGCAATGCGCCAATCCTTTTATGTAGAATATCCTGCTGCTGCTGGGCTTCGATTCTTCGTTCCTCTAATAATGAGAATAGATCCATGTTGATACCGTAGTTTCTTATATCTTCCTGTTCAAATACAACAGCAGGTTCTGGTTTAGTCGAAGCACGTGTAGCCATTATTAATTGACCGTTAATTTATTTTTTTCTTGAACTCTTATTTAGTTCTTAGTAGATTTCTTGGAAGCTACTGCAGCCTCTAATTCTTGAATTCTTTTCGCTAAATTAGGATATTCTGCCAACCATTTCTGCTCACGAGTAGCAATCTTAATATCATACTTAGTAGCGACATATTCCATAGCGCAATCGACGTGCTTTTGAAACCACACGCCCATCTTAGTGTTCTTAAACCAGTTGTAGAAAGAACTACCAATGACTGATCCTAGAATAGATTTTAGTACAAACCAATACATATTATTCTCCTTTCTCTGCGAGGGATGCGACATATTCATCTGCAGCATTTTCTACATTGTCAGTATAGTTTGCTATACCATGATCAGTAAAGGAATCGAAAAACTTACCTTGTGACCAGCCAATCCATACGCCTCGGAAGAAGTCTTTAAATCGCTGCCATCTTGTCAGGTCACGAACCTCGCCATACGCATTAAAGTATACACACTCACCGTCATGCTTGAACCCAAACAGAGCAGGTGGAACTTTACATACAATATCATTGTTATTTACGAAGCGATAGTGCGGACAAGTAAGAGCATTTACGAACTTACGATTACCGACTCTTGGCGAACCGAATGTATACAATTCTTGAGCATCGCATCGACTAGCAGCAACAGTTGCCATAGCGCCACCTAATGAGTGACCAGTGAAGAATATCTCCTTTGGTTTTTTCAACTTAGCGTTCTTGTCGATTTCTTTCAGACACTCAGCCCAGATCTCGTCAACCTCATCTTGAAATCCACCATGAACCTTACCAGCAGATTTGGCTCGGTGAGTAAACAAATCTAAATCAGCTAGAACATCATTTAATACAGTTGGCTCAGTACCACGAAAGGCAAACCAAAGTTCGGCAGTGTTCTTAGC